CCATAAAAGGACGTCAATCTCGATACGAGGTTGGCGTCCTTTTTGTCATGATGGAAAGGGTTGATTTGTAAGGGTTATAGAGGATTCTCCAACTGTGGATATAGCTTTAAGAGTGGATTTCAACGCTTGCTACAATCCAAATATTACCATGTCCCAGACACTTTTACACAAATGCTTAGGTGGGTGCATTTTTTGCACCCAGTCGAACGTAATGAACTGAACCCCAAAAGTTTTCGTATGTAAACCTGTCATCGATCATAAGAGCGACAAAATGTTTGCGTTGACATATCCCGTTCCAAAACATATGATTATATCATCCAGAGCGTTGCTATACACAAAAGAACAGAGCGCAGACCGTACAAGCCATCGATGTAACAGGAGGGTCACTTATGAAAAGAATGCTCGCTTTGCTGATTGTTCTCTCGCTGCTGCTGCCCGCCGTGGCGCTGGCGCAGGATAAACAGGTGGTAACCTTTGACGACCCCGTGCTGGAAGCCGTGATCCGTGGCCTAGTGCGCGTGCCCGAGGGTGACGTGACGGCCGACAAGCTGGCCAAGCTCACCGCCATCGGCACCGGGCGCAATTACGAGCAGACGCCCGACCCGGCTACACAGGTACACAGCCTGGCTGTGCTGCGCTACTGTACCAAGCTCAAAACGCTGGAGCTGAACTTTCAGGCCATTACGGACGTGTCACCGCTGGCGGAGCTCACCAAGCTGAAAACGCTGGAGCTGGGCGGCAACAACATTGCTGATATTACGCCGCTAGCCGGGCTTACCGGGCTGGAAACGCTGCGCCTGTTCAACTGCCAGGCGCAGGACTACTCGATCGTCGCCGGGCTTAAAAAGCTGAAATCGCTGGCGCTTTCATTCTCCACCTTCAGCGATACGTCGGTGCTGGCGGGGCTTGGCAAGCTGCAAACGCTGGAGCTGCAATACTCCGCAGTGCGCGACGTGACACCCCTGGCTGGGCTCAAGGCGCTGCGCTCGCTCACGTTGGAGGGCTGCCCCGTATCCGACTACTCGCCCCTGCTAAAAATCTACGCCAAGCTCAAGACTAAGGATTTCACCATCCCAGACCCCTCCTTGGGCGAAGCGGTGGCCTTTGACGACCCGGTGCTGGAGGCAGCGATCCGTTCGGCGCTGGGCAAGCCCGGCGGGCCTGTTTACCCCGCCGACATGGCTACGCTAACCGAGCTGCACATGGGCTTCGACTACGACCCCAACCCTCCCGAAGGCTCGCGCGTGAAGAGCGTGGCCGCGCTACGCTGCTGCGTGAACCTGGAAAAGCTGGACCTGAACTTTAACCGCATCACCGACATTTCTCCGCTGGCCGGGCTTACCAAGTTGCACGAGCTGGGGCTGGGGGGCAACGAGGTGGCAGACATCGCCCCCCTGAATGGCATGACGGGGCTGCAATCGCTCTGGCTGTTCAACTGCCGGGCACAGGACTACTCGACGCTGGCTGGGCTTACGAACCTGACCTTGCTGGCGCTGGAATATTCCTCCATTGCCGACCTGACGCCGCTGGCGGGGCTCACCGGGCTGCGCGTCCTCTTGCTTAATGATACGGCCGTGACCGACGTGTCGCCCCTGGACGGGCTTACCCAGCTGCGTGAGCTGAAGCTAGGCAACTGCGCCATCGCCGATTACAGCCCGCTAGCCGCGATCGTCCCCCAGCTGGAATCCATGGATTTCGACCCCGAGCACCCCACGGTGCTGGTCGCCTTTACCGACCCGCAGCTTGAAGCGTGTATCCGCGCGGCGGCGAACGTGCCGGAAGGCCCTGTGACCGACCGGCAGGCCGCGGCCATCAACGAGCTTGCCTACACTCGCAACGATGACGCGCCCGCCAGTGAGAACATTTTCGACCTGTCTGCGCTGGCCTACTGCACGGGACTGAAAGTGCTTAAGCTGGAAAACATCGCCGCTACCGACATTTCTGCGCTGGCCGCCCTCACGCAGCTGGAACAGCTGACCCTCACGGGCTGCAAAGCGGTCGACTACTCCGCGCTGGCAGGGCTCACCGCCCTGCACGGGCTCGACCTCACCGGCTCGGCCATCGCCGACGTTACGCCGCTTGCGGCGCTTTCGTCGCTGGAGGGGCTCAACCTGTGCTACACCGACGTGGCCGATATCGCGCCGCTGGCGTACCTGCCCGCGCTTACGGGCCTGAAGCTGGAAGGCTCGCGCGTGACGAATTTCAGCCCCATGGCGGCCCTCTACCCGAATATGATAAAGAGCGATTTCGTGCTGCCGGAGGCAGGCGTGGTGCGCTTTGCCGACGCGCTGCTGGAGCAGGGCGTGCGCGCGGCGATGAACAAGCCAGAGGGCGACATCACGCTGGAGGAGGCGGCTTCCATCACGGAACTGAACCTGAGCCAGCCGGATGGCAGCAACGATTCCATCGCCCTGCTGCAGGGGTTGGAGGCGTTCACGGGGCTTAAGCGGCTGGATCTGTCCGGCAACAGGCAGCTGGGCGGGCTGTGGCCGCTGGCGGGCCTAGCCAAGCTGGAATGGCTGAACCTGACCCGCTGCAACGTGACTACGCTGGCGCCGCTGAGCAAGCTCACGGCCCTGCGCGAGCTGGCGCTGGGCTGGGCTGGGAACGTGCCTGATCTGAGCGCGCTGGCCGGGCTCGCCCAGCTGATCTCCATCGATGCCAAGGGCGTGGGCATCCGCGATATCAGCGCCCTGGCCGGGCTGACCAACCTGGAGTACGCGGGCCTGACGGATAACCGCATCACGGACGTGACGCCGCTGGCCGGACTTACACACCTCACGGGGCTGGAGCTGGGCAACAACCCCATCGTGGACTTCACGTCGCTGGCGGCCCTCTACCCCAACCTGGAGTGGAAGGATTTTGAGATCGGCACAGCGCCGGTGAGCGGCACGGTGCACTTCAACGACCCTGTGTTGGAGCGGCGCATCCGCGACTACCTGCAAAAGCCGGAGGGCGACGTAACGATGGCCGAGGCGGCGGCGATCACCAAGCTGGACCTGGGGCTGGACTGGCAGCCCGACATCCCCGAGGATACGCAGATTGCAGACGTGTCGGGACTGGAAGCCTTCACCAACCTGACCGAGCTGAACCTGGGCTTCAACCGCGTGGCTGATATAAGCCCGCTGGCGGGGCTTAACAAGCTGCTGGATTTGAACCTGGGCGGCAACATGGTGTCGGACATAGCGCCGTTGGCCGGGCTTGAAAGCCTGCAAAGGCTGGCGATTTTCGGCAACCGGGTGGAGGATATCAGCACGCTGGCGGGGCTGACTGAGCTGGGCTACCTGCACGCGGACCGCAACCTGTTCACCGACCTCACGCCCCTGACCGGGCTTACGAAGCTGACCTACATCGACATCTCCGATATGCCCGTGGCGGATATCGGCCCCCTGGCTGCGCTGACGGACCTCAACTATCTGGATATCGCCAACACGCAGGTGACGGACCTGACACCGCTTGCGCACCTGACCCACCTGGTCGGGCTGAAGTTGGAGAACGACGCGATCACCGATTTCAGCCCCCTCAAGGATGTGTACACCAACCTGACGGATAAGGATTTTGAGATGTAGAGCGCGATAGCATTGCCCTCCGCCGCAGCGGAGATAGGGTCAAGGGCGATAGCCCTTGTCAGGTTTCCAAAGTGTGAAACCCTTTGGCGTAAGTAACACGATTGAGGCATAATAGCCTACTCTCAAAAAAGATCCTGTCAAAATCCACAAACAATTGTTGCGTGGAAGTGCCACATTTTAAGGGTCCGCAAGCATTGATGCAAAACCTATTTTCAGCCTAATCAAAGCATAAAAGGACGTCAATCTCGATACGAGGTTGACGTCCCTTTTGTATGAGTGGAAAGGGTTGATTTGTAAGGGATTGTGCTCGTTGGGCAGTCAGTGGAGCAACATGATCGCAAGGTTTTTCAACTCATCAGAATACATATATTGCCATTCTTCCGACATGCTTACACAAATGCTCAAGGTGGGTGCAAAAAAATGCACCCACCTCAAATTGGTTGTCCATTAACATTGGCTAGCTTGTACGGTTTGGTACATACTTGGTATTACATCAGGAGATTTCTATACAAGATTAGGGTTGGACGGCAGTTGCTGTGGATGGGGCCAGTTGTATCGTATCGCGCATGGCAAGTAACCGAGCACCAATGCCTTCTTCTGCTTCTACAAACCAATCCATTTCCACAATTAAAACCCCACTATCATTCAATGAAAGACAGTTGTATTCAACCACCCGGCTTTTTGCAGTTGTGCCTTCGCACATACGGAGAACCTTCATTGGCTGCCCATCCAGATCATCTTCGTTGACTGCGCCTTCAATGTCTTCCTGAATTATCAGCCCTTGAACCACTTCGTCCAAAGTAAATCCATTCACACGGTGAATGCTCATAAAACAACGTGGGTAATCACCTTCGGGCTGATTTCGCCATGTGAACTCATCCACACCATCAACTGAACTGTTCGAAAAATAGGCATCATCATAGACAAGGGTATAAGAGTTATCACCGCTGCCCGTCATCTCAATTGGTTTTTCGGGCTGGAAAGGCTGCCCCTCTCCCTCTGCAAAAGCTGTGGCACCGGTAATAAGTAACAGGAGGAGAGATAGCAATATTGTAAGGGACTTTTTCATTTGAAAACCTCTTTCTTTGTAGTGTCAATTATTAAACGAAATAAAGCTACTGTCTATTCCCCACAATCGAATCATGAAGTAACAGCTACGATATCTTGTTCGGGGAAACAGGGTGTAAAACCTTGAAACGAACTGCTTACAGAGCAAATGCTTTTGGTACATGGATCACGCTATTACCCCTAAACAAGAAATTGATACTGCCCTCTCGATTCACTGTCCCCTTCACCACCAGTAGCCTCCAAAGCTGCTCATCCCAAGCATCCAGAACAAGCGGGCTGATCGCCAGCGCGTCGATGAACCCCCGTAACTCCCGTTCGCGATTCCCCTTGTCAGCGAGCTCGGCTTTCAGCCTATCAAGCCGCGCCAAAGCCTTCTGATGCCTGTCAACCAAACTGTTGTACTTACTGGAATAAGCATCCTGATCAATAGCTTTTTCGGCGTTCTCATAAACGCAAGCGCTGACCAAGCCGGAAACGAGGGCGATTTCCTCGTTCGCCTTCGCAGTCTGTGCATCCAGCTTCGTGTGGTCAGATAGCATCTCCAGCATGAGACTGCAATCCGCAATGACCTGTTCCCGGTTGCCCATCAGATTGTTGTAGGCTTTCAGGAACATCACCTTGATCTCATCTTCCGTCAGGTGTGGAGTAGCACACTTGTGTTCGCCATTGAATTTGGCATTACAGCGCCAGATCACCTTGCGATACTTGTCGGTGGAATGCCAGACCTTCTGACCAAAGAAAGCGCCACAATCCGCGCAGACCAGCTTGGAGGAAAACGCGTTGCTACCGCTGTAGTGACCGCCAATAGCCTTTCGGCGCTCGATCTCGGTCTGCACCATTTCAAATTCCTTTGGGCTGACAATCGCCGTATGACTCCCCTCCACATAGAACTGCGGAACCTCGCCGGTGTTGGTTTTCATCCGCTTGGTCAGGAAATCGACCGTGAAACGCTTTTGCAGTAAAGCGTCGCCCTTGTACTTCTCATTTCGCAGGATGCTGTTTACGGTGGTCTGGCTCCATTTCTGCTTGCCGGAAGGCGTGGGTATAGCGTTTGCATCCAGATGGCGGCAGATACCAGCTGGCGTTTTCCCCTCCAGAAACAGCCGGAAGATGAGCCTGATGATCACAGCCTCTTTCTCATTAACCACAGGCTGACCGTTCTCGCCCTTCTCATACCCCAGAAAATGCTTGTAGGGCATGCTAACCTTGCCATCGGAAAACCGCTTCCGCTGTCCCCATGTGACATTTTCAGAGATGCTGCGACTCTCCTCCTGAGCCAGCGAAGACATAATCGTGATCAGCAACTCGCCTTTGGAATCCAGAGTCCAGATGTTTTCTTTTTCAAAGAAGATCTCCACACCGCGTTCTTTGAGCTTGCGCACCGTGACTAAACTGTCCACGGTGTTACGGGCAAAACGGCTGACAGACTTGGTGACGATCAGGTCGATCTTCCCGGCGAGCGCGTCTGCCACCATCTGGTTGAAACCCTCACGCTTCTTGGTGTTCGTGCCAGTAATGCCCTCGTCGGTATATATCGAAATGTAGGTCCAGTCCTCACGCTGTCGGATGAGCTTGGTGTAATAATCAATCTGCGCCTCGTAGCTGGTGAACTGCTCGTCGCTGTCCGTGGAAACGCGGGCATAAGCCGCGACCCGCCGTTTGGTAATGGAAGTCATGGGGATCGCCGTGAAAACGTTCCTTGTCGCTGGTATGCAGGTGATCGAACTCGCCATCAGTGGAGCCTCCTTCTATGCAACATTTGTTGTCGCGCGGCTTCTTTCATTTCAGGTTGCCAGCTGGCAGCCCTTGAGCGGTCTACCCAAGCGCGATCTACCACACGCCCATCCTTCAGATGGAATTGAAGCCTGTTATCCTCGGGAATCACAATGGATTCGACATTCTCCGAAAATACTGTGGTGTCATACTTGTCTAGCCCTAAAACATCAGCACAGGCAGCTTTCAGGGTTTCCTCCGGAATCTTCTTGCCCCGGCAGAATTGTTTACCCTTTTCCTGATAGGTTCTGCAGTTCCAACCGATGCTGCCATTGCTCGTCACACGCTTGTAGGGCTTGCCGCAATGGGGGCAAAGGATCATCCCTGTGAACTCGCTCAGTTGCGGTTTAGCGCGGTGTGAGGTTTTCTCATCGAGGCGCGTGAGCAAGTCCTGTGCGGCTTGAAAGGTCGCTTCGTCAATGATCGCTGGGTGTGACTCTGTCGCAAAATATCTGGGCAGCTCGCCATGGTTGTGGCACAGCTTTTTCTCCAGATGGTTGTTGCGGTAGCGCTTTTGCAACAGTGCGTTGCCTGTGTATTTCTCATTGCTGAGGATGGCGTGGATCCGAGGCACGCTCCACTTACCGCCCAAGGCGCCGCTTACCCCTCGCGTATTCAGATCGCGGCAGATGGCGCCAAAGGTATCCCCAGCAAGAGCGCGTCGGAAAATCTCCTGTACCACCGTTGCCTCGCTGGGGTTGATGCGGATACTGTTCTTATCAATATCATACCCGAACATGAACCTCCAGTTGACCAGCTCGCCGCTTTCAAAACCCTTGCGCACGCGCCATTTCTGGTTTTCACTGGCGGAGAGGCTCTCCTCCTGAGCGTAAGAAGCCAGAATGGTAATTATCAGCTCCCCATCGGTGCTGATGCTGTGCAGATTCTGCTCTTCAAAGAAAACATCCACCCCCAGCGCTTTGAGCTCTCGCACGGTCTCAAGCAGAGTGACCGTGTTGCGTGCAAAGCGGGAGATGGATTTCGTGATCACCATGTCGACCTGACCGTTACGACAGTCTTTGAGCAGCCGCTGAAAATCGTCGCGAGCTTCTTTGGTACCCGTGAGCGCCTCATCAGTGTAAGCGCCTTATGGACGAAACCCCAAAGCCTAATAATGGCGTGAGTGCTGTCGTTTTCAGCTCTCACGCCATCAATCATCTTTAAGCTTTGCGTTTATATCATCAAGATAATTGTAGATTACTTTTACAGTTTGCCTTTTTCCTCTTGCCCAGTGGCTGAACCTTGCTGGCGAGTACTCCGCTTCGCTGACCTCCACCCTAGTAATGAATTCATGAACGATTTCGGTGGTAAGCTCAGTTACTTCTGTATGGGATCGCACCAACCGCAGGAAGCTCTCGACGTTCGTAGTCTGCTGTGTCGCCGCTGTAATAAGGCTTTCCAGTTCTGCCACTTTCGATTTCAGCTCTTTCTGCTCGACCTCATACCCGGCAAGCATCGTCTGAAAACGTTCATCACCAATCTTGCCTGATACATTGTCTTCGTAAATCCTGCTGATGATTCTGTCGAGTATGGCGATCCTGGCCTTTGCCTTGACGAGTTCGGCGTTCGCCTTTTGTGTGCTCCGAGTGCCTTCCCGGAGGGAGGCGTCGGTCATTTTCTGAATGAACCGCTTCTCGTCTAGTTTTGCAAGCTTTATAACCGTTTGCAGATTGTCAAGAACTGCTTTCTCAATGCCTTCTCTGCTGATACAGTGCGGAGTGCAAGAAGCAAACTCTGTGTAGGAGCGCGAGTTCTTGCATACGTAGTGGTAGTACTCCCTGACTGTACCACCCTTGGCTTTCACGGAACCACGCTTTGCATGTTGGCGACTTCCACAGTCAGCGCAGTACATTACATCATCGAGAGCGCCTTTTGCATAATGCCTTGTTACTTGACGACGATTTGAGCGAATTCGCTGAACCGTCTCAAAGGTTTCAGCGTCAATGATGGCTGGATGGGCGTTCTCGTGAATGATCCATTCAGCCTCGGGTTTAATAAATTTTCGATGGTCTTTATAAGATCTGCTGGTCTTTCTGTTCAGGATGGCAATGCCCAGGTATTCTCTATTGGCGAGGATTCCGCTCACGACGCTTGTATGCCAGACAGTATCGGGACGATTGGGTATATGCTTCGGCGTTACTCCATCACGTTCCGCTTTGTAAATTTGCGGGATTTTCAAACCACGCCTACAGAGTTCATTTGCGATGTATTTCGGGCCCATACCGGATACGCACATTTTGAAAATGTCTCTGACAACATCTGCAGCGGGTTCGTCGACAGCCCAGACGAATTTGTCATTTTCAGAGGGTTTGAAGCCGTAAGGGGCAACCGAATTGGAGTGTTTCCCGTTTAGCGCTTTCTGCTTAAACACCGCGCGTATTTTCTTGCTTGTATCGGCAACAAACCACTCGTTGAAAACATCCCGGAAGATGGACATGATGTCAAAGCCGTTAGCAGTGTCCAGATTGTCATTTGCAGCGATAAAGCGTACATTGTACTCATCAAATGTACGCTTCAAGAGCCCGACTTCCAGTACGTCACGCCCGATTCGGCTTTGATCCTTGATGATGACCGTGGCCACTTTACCAGCCCGAACCTCGGTGAGTAAAGCGTCAAGCCCCGGTCTGGAAAACAGGGTACCACTCACACCATCATCGATAAAGAATTTATGGTTCCCAAACCCGTGGTCTTTCGCATATTTCGTAAGAATTTCCTTCTGATGCACGATTGAGTTGGACTCTCCGGTGTCGAAATCCTCCTTACTCAGTCGACAGTACAGGGCGGTCATTTTGCCTTGCTCCGCTTGCCTTGCGTCCATAAACCAGACCTCCTACTTATATAGTATCTGGACCATGTTCGCTCTGCTTGCCGCACAAAGCAACGTCGTTACTGTTATCATCCTGATAATTATTCAAGTCCGAAACATGCCGTAAAATCAAGCGTTCCAGCTTCATATCAATGGTCTCTGTAGCTGTTGGGCTGCACTCTCCCGTAACGATAATGAGCGTGTTCCCGAAACGCATTTCCGTTATCGTTTTCTTCCCCATACCCACCCTCCGTTCCGAGGGATAGAAAAACTCCCCCTCACTTCCTACTGGACAGTGAGGGGAAAAATTCCGTAGCGATTTCCTGTTTTTAACAACCGACCGGGCGTAATATTTCTTGACACTACGTCCAAATGGTCGTATGATGGAACTAATATAAATATGGAGGCGGCAGATATGGCGTTTCAAGCTATGCACGTAGAGGAAAAGTGGATATTACGGGACTTTCGTGAAAAACTCGGTATGACGCAGCAAGAGGTGGCGGACAAGGCAAAGATACAACTTCGGCAGTATCAGAGGTTTGAGGCTGGCGAACGAAACCTATCATCATCTTCATTTAGTATCGCTTGCCGGGTGATAGAAGCCCTTGGGCTTGATATCGCCAAATACCATCACGGCGATTATGTCTTGGTCGATGAAGCTGACAATCAATAAACACGAAAAATCCCGCGAAACGGCATGAAACCGAGTCGCGGGTTTTTTTAGTGTAATACTATTTGGTTTTGAAAAGGCATCGGAAAACCCAGCTGTTTTAAACTCCACGGGTCCTACTGGACAGTGAGGGGTAAAAATCCGTAGCAGGAAAACTGTGCTACCGTAACAACTTCAGAATAATTATTAAACAAGCAATAAAGGGCGTTATTCAAATTTTGTACCACATTGAGGGCAGAACTTTGGTGTTGTGCCTTCTTCAGGCTCATAACCGCAATTTGTGCATTTAAGCTTAGTTGGACGGGCTGCACCGCACCCAGAGCAGAACATGCCGCCTTTCATTACAGATTTACAGTTGCTACATATCCAAGTATCATTATCCGATTCAGAAACAATTGAAATTGGATTGAAAGTGATTCCTTCTTTTTTTGCATATGCCTCTGCAGTAGAACCCGCAAGCCCGTTTATAACAAGATTGTCGCTGCCGAAGTCAAAAACACCGAATTCGTCGATACTTGTATACTGTCCTTCGATTGTAACGCTAACTAAACTATCACACCAAGAGAACGCGTGACTTCCCAGTGTAAGTACGCTTGAAGGAATTCGCAATTGCGTGATCGCTTTATTAGAGTTAAACGCATTGTATTCAATACTAACGAGGCTGTCTGGGAAATCAAGAGTCATAATATCGCAGCCACAGAAGGCACTCTTACCAATGCTGGTCAGGCTGTCCGGAAAAGTAATGCTCTTAAGGTATTCGCTGTATAGGAACGCATAATCACCAACAGACGTAACACCATTAGGAATTGTATAAGAGGCCGCCTGTCTGCCAAGGGGATAGGCTATCAGCTGTGTTTTATCACCATTGAACATTACATCGTCTACTGTCGTAAAATTTTCATTGCCCTCAGCCACGTCAATGCTGGTTATATGACTGCAAGATTCAAACATATCTGTACCGAAGGACTCCAATGTGGACGGGAGGGAGATGCCTGTCAACTCATAGCAATGTACAAACGCGGTATCTCCTATGCTCGTGACACCTTCCGGGACAACCATTTTCGATAACTTCTCACAGTTGAAGAACGCATCATCGCCAATACTTACAAGCCCTTTGGGCAGAATAACAGCCGTCAGATTCTTACTGCCGTAGAATGAGCTTCTATCAATTACTATTACACTGTCCGGTATGGTATACTTTGTTTGAGGTTTACCCGCCGGGTAGGTTAGCAATGTGGTCTTGTCCGCGCTGAACAGAACGCCATCAACAGAAGTAAACGCTGCAGATCCTACAGCAACATCAATTGCCTTGAGGCTGCCACAGGATTTGAACGGGGTTTCGTCAATAACTGTAACTGTAGAAGGAATTGTTATAGAAGCGAGCTTTTCACAACAATAGAAAGCGCTCCTCCCGATACTTGTCAATCCTTCAGGCAAGGCTACTGCTACCAAGTTATAGCACTGCCCAAAAGCCAGTTCTCCAATTGTTGTAACGTTACTTGGCACTTCAACGCTAGTCAGCTTTTCGCATACATCGAAAGCATCATCCCCAATCGAAACCAAGCTATCAGGCAAAGCAACGCTTGCCAATTCACGACACCAATCAAACGCATGGTTTCCGATCCGTGTTACACCTTCCGGTATCTCAATACTTGTCATCGCCTCGCACTGGTAGAAGGCAAAGTCTCCGATGCTCGTAACGCCCGGCTCGATAACTACCTTCTTGATATCATCAGTAGCATCTTCCCATGGATTGGTAATGAACCAGTCTTCCATATCGCCTGTTCCGCTTATCGTCAGCACGCCATTTTTCAACGTCCATGTTAGATTGGCGCCACATGATCCATCCGCCAAAGCAAAGGAACTAAAAAGCGCAATAATAACCACCGTGAGAAGAACAAGAAACATCTTGGATACCAAACTGCTTTTCATTTTAATTTCCTCCCCATTGTTGTACATTGTTGATTTTCATCTGTATACTTTATACCAGTGTAACGCTGCTTTCCTTTTTAACTTTCCTTTTCGCAACAAACATCCAGATGGCGCAAAATGCGATGACAGCAATGCAAGCATACAGCATGTAGTATGAAATACCCCAAAAATAATTGTTACTTGGTAATATTCCGCGATCAACAAAATCCCAATTCACCAAATAACACACACCACCCAGTAATACATTGAGAATAAAAGTTAAAATCGGCTTCTTTCTAAGCACAGCAAGCAAAACCAGAATTGAGACGACACCAACCGAGGATATAAGCACACCATAGAATATGCCTGTGGTCTCATCATGCAAGATTTCTTTACCACCTTGGAAGTATGTTTTTGCATACTCGAATAATGAGATATCTTTCATATCCCGATATGTCATATCAACTGAGTCCGATGCATACTTATCTCCTTGACTTTCAAGATACTCTCTGTACTCTTCGGTTGAGGATATATATGGAAGAATGAATGATACAATCGCGATTAAAGAAACAATCATAGCAATGATAAATGGAATATGAAGTTTATTCTTTCTTAAGTCACTATCCATCTGAAATTCCTCCTACAATCATTTTCTATGGTGTAAATACGCCAATTGAATAGTCTGCGAAATCGCAATCCGTATCGTTTTTACCCCCTCTCATACCACAGCATTAGCGGTTTTTTCATATTTGCATGGTTTAATGGCTGATTTTGGCACACGCCATTCGATATTTTGCAGCCACTTTTTTTGATGAATTAGCCAGCAGAAGAACGCCAGCATAATGGAACATTTTTCTCGCGCTGTATAACTATTGGAATCCAATTAAATATTTTACATCAGATGAACTTAGTATTCAAGAATTAAAGTCGAGAAAGCTGCTCGCCGTGTGCAAACTTCTCAGTGGCGGAGGGCGCATCCGGCTTCCCAGCCTCGCTGTCCGAGATACAGCCAAGACTGCCTTGTGTGTTTCCTCGCCGTATTTTCCATCTACAATCAGCCCATGCTTCTTCTGGAAGGGGACAATGGCACGCTCGGTTTCGCTGCCAAAGTCCGCGTCAGAATCGTATTGGGGAAAGGCATAACCCAGTTGCAACAGCAGCTCCTGCATAGACTTGACATCTATGTCTGGCATACCCTTGTCACGGTATTGCGAGAAAGCCCCAGCGCATTGTTGATTAAACGCTTTCGCGATAACATCTGTTTGACTGAAAATGGGAACCTCTTTTTCTGCAGCCAGAAGATGTGACGATTTTGCTTGCTTATCTATATGTGTGGCACTAGTATTAGGTAGCAGGTTCTTATCGCAAAAACACCCGCGTATCCGGCCCTACAACACCATCCACCTTGATGCCGCAGGCCGTCTGTAAGGCTACCACTGCTGCCTTGGTGATGTTCCCGTACACACTATCCAGCTTGCCCGGCGCATACCCCTTGGCCAGCAAGCGCGTCTGTACAGCCAATACATCCTCGCCGCGCATCAGCGGCTGTCCCGGCGTAACGCGCAGGAGCCGCGTACCCAGATCCAGCGCCGGTTCTTCCGCGCCACCTTCAGCGGGTTGGTTCGTATCCGCATCCGTTTCCTCCACGCCTGTCTGCGCATCGCTTGAGCTCCCTTCGGTGAGATAATCAATGTAGGGCGAGCGGAACCAGTGCGTCCAACCGCGCCCCTTAACCTTGGTCTTGACGACGCCGTAGCTGAAACCCTTGGCTTCAATGGCCTCGCCGTTTCCAATGTAAACCCCCACATGGCCGCTTTTCCAGAGGATCAGGCCGGGCAGCTCCGGCAGGGTAGCGATCGCGCCCTTTACCTTGGCAGCGTTGAACGCGCCGTTTGCACCCTGGTCTGGCCTGCCGTCCATCCCGTAGACCTGCGTGCCGTCATCGCGCGTCCAGTAATAACCCTTGATCAGTCCAATGCAGTCTGCGCACTTTTTTCCGGCGGCGATATCCGCTCGATAGCGGCTCATGCGGTTTTCCGCGTAGGACTTGGGATATTGCTTGGTTTTGCGTTCCAGAAGGCTCTGTGTACAAGCGTAGCCACATGTGCCGAACCAGTATGCTTGACCCAGCCAGGATTTCGCCCATTGAACCAACCCCAGATTCGTCTTGACCGTCATGCTTGACCCTCCAAAAGGAAAGGGGGCGGCGATGACTCGCCGTCCCCAGTGTTACTTGATTTCGTTATCCTTATCGCGATCATGTAGTTGCTCCAACACGTCCTTGAGCTTCTGCGGAATCGGCAAACCCAGATGCCCGGCGTTTTCCAGCATCGACACGCTTTCATTGGAGCAATAGAAGAACAGCACCGCCGTTCGAAGCGCGCTGCCGTTTCCGATCAGATAGGTATCCACGATGTGCCCAACGCCCACCAGCACGAAGATCAGCACCTTCTTGGCGATGCCGCGAAAGCCGATCGCGCTGGAAAGCGTCCTGTCCGCAATAGCACACATTACGCCCGTCACGTAGTCGGCTGCCATCAGGGCGATCAGCGCATAGAGCAAACCGTCGAAACCCCCAACAAACCAACCGAGAAAACCGCCTACGGTCACCAGCGCCGCTTGAATCCAACCCCAGATTTCCTTCATGAGTCCATCCTCCTGTATTCTGTGTCTATATAATGAAGCGCCTCTGCTTTCACAGAGGCACGAACCGGGAACCCGTTATAACCCATGGATTATGGTTTGCAACTGCTGAATCACGGCCGCCTGCGGTCTGCCTGTCGTGATGGGAATCCATGCGGGGTCAGGCAGCTTGTTCGCCCACACCACATCAAAATCGTTGATGGCATCCACCACCTGCTCAATCGCCTTGCGCAGTTCCAGCACATGAAACGGCCAGTTTTTCACGTAGGTTTTGCCTGATATGATATCCTCAGCCCAGCTAACCGCCGACATACCATAGAAATCACGGACGTTGTTGACGGCGGTTCGCAGACTTCTCATGTGCGAAGCCTTGACCTTGGTCACATTGGCGACGATCTCCTCAAAGGGCGAAGCCAGCACCATAAAGCTTCGTACCACCTCAGGACTGACAGCCTCCGAACCGCCGTCCACGCTGCGGAAGGTGACGGTATAGCTGCCAGGCGCGAGCGCAACAGGTGTATAGATCGTCGGTACCCCATTGGCCAGAGCACCAGAGGTAGAAAACCGCTCTGGATTAGCAACCGAATCCTCCCAATCTGCCACGCCGATCTTTACGCACACCTTCTGCGTCCCGCCGCCCAGCCTCGTGCCGGTCGTGATCAGGAAGCGTGGCGTGGTGGAGTAGGTCTGCCCTGCCGCCTTGGGTGCGGTAACAACCGGTGCGGTCGGCGGGCTGACCTTGCGAACCACGTTGCTGAGCGAATAGGCAGAGATCGCGTTCAACGTATCGGTCACGCTCAAACGATATCGCGTGGACATGCCTGAAACGCTGGACGGCGTGGCTTCATGCGAGCCTGAGGTCGCTGTGGTCGTGATCGTCGTGAGCGCCTCATACGCGCCCCAGGTGACGCCATCCGCTGAGGTGGCTTGCTGAATAACCACTTGCTTGATCGTACTGGTACCGGCTACAATGTCGCTCCAAGCAAGGGAGATCGTGCCGGTATCGTACACCGCAGGCGAGGCTGTAAACACAGTCGGCGCTGTCGGCGGGATGTTACGCCTGACACTGTTACTGGATACCAGCCAAGCTGAGTAATATGTTTCTCCTGCCGTACCCTGAATCCTGATTCGGAATCGGCGGTACGTCCCTGCTGTGCTTGAAGGATTTACGCTCTGGCTGCCACTGGTAGCGGTGCTGCTCACGACGGTCAGCGCCGTCCAGGCGCCCCAAGTGGAGGCATCCGAGGATTCGCTGTACTGCAGCTCATACGCGGTAATCGTATTGCCCGCACCATGGGTTGCGCCGCTCCACGAAAGCGTGACCGCGCCTTCCGTCAGTGTCGCACTGAGCGAGAAGGTGGATGGCAGCCCGCAAGGGGTGATCGAGCATAGAATGCTGGCGCTGGCTTTCACAGCGGAACTGACATCCAGCGCGTCAATCGTCGTGATGCCAAACTGCGTATAGGTGCCAATGACCCGCGATACCGTAGGGGCGTAAGTACCGCTGCCTGCGGTCTGCGTCAGCGTGGTAAGCGTCGCCCATGCGCTCCAAGTGGCATTGTCCGTGGAGGTTCGGCTGGCGATCATGAATCCCTTGATCGCGCTCGTGCCCCCAGCCGCGCCGCTCCATGTGAGGGAAATGGCTTCCGTGCTGTACACGGCAGGCGTAGCGGTGACGGCGGTGGGCGCTATCGGCAGGGTGTTCCGGCGCACCGAGTTGGTGGAGACCTTCCAAGCGGAATAGTAGCTTGCTCCGGCAGCGCCGCGTGTACGCACCTGAAAGCGGCGATAGTATCCTCGTGTCGAAGAAGGTGCGACCGAAGCGCTGCCGCTGGTGGCGGTCGTGGTGACGGTTGTCAGCGCTGTCCACGCGCCCCACGTGGCGTTGTCGCTGGATTCGCTGTACTGGATTTCATACGAGGAAAGGGCGTTGTTGGTACCACCGGCCGCCCCGCTCCACGAGAGCGTCACGTTGCCCTCAGCCAGCGTGCTGCCAACAGAGCAGGCGGTAGGCGCGGTACAGGCGGTTGAGTTAAGCTGGTAATTCAGCGTCAGCGTCCCGGTGATGCCGCTACGTAGGTTGAGAACGTTGCCGGAACCGGATGTAGTTCGCCTAAGCGTGAAGGATATTGTGCCGCTGCCAGCCGTCAGCAAAGCGTTGCTATACCCGCTCAGAGATACCGTGTCAGAGTGCGTAGCGCTGTTGGAGGAAAAAGTGCCAGTCGAGCCAGTGCCCGAACCCAGCGAAAAATCAAGATACCCAACGCCGGAGTACGTGCGGATACTGCTCAGGTACAGCGTACCGGACGTAATCGACGCGCCAGTTACGGTCGCGCCTGAAGCGCTGGCAGTGAAGGTGGTTCCCGCCGCCATATCAGTATTGGTCTTGGAAAAACTGCTCAGAGAGTACGAAATCGATGGCATCCGATCACCCCTTACTCATACACGGCGGTCACCAACGAGTTGACCAATCCACATAACGCCGTGTTCAGGCGCGTGTCGGTGATGCTTAGCGCTGCGACTGTCACCGAGCCTTTCGGCACCAGAATGTCCGCAAGCCCAAGCTCAAAGGTATCGTTGCTTCGAGTTAGCGCAGGCACCACAGGGACTTCTGACGGGGTGCCGGTCAGCGTTGCCAGATAGATACGTCGTTCCACGGCGCTGAAACGCACAACGACTCGGTCAATGCGTGGGTTCACACCGCTGGCTGTAGCGAGATTGAGTGTCAGTGCGTCCGTGTTCTCATACGAATAACCGTTGATCCACGCGCTCCCAGCCGCAATGCTGACCGCCATGCCGCTGCCCGGCGTGACCAACAGATTGGTGGCTATGGTATAGAAGATTCCGTTGCTGACCAGTCTGCCAAAATAGGCGGCAAAGTCAGTGGCGCTGTAGACCCGGTCGCCGCCGGAAGAATTGAAGAACCCGCTCTTTTCCATGATCTCAGCTGCCTTTCAGTTTTTGGAGAAGGGATAGCGCCCCTTTGCCGAACACAATATTCAGCGTCTGCCCGCTCGCGTCGTAGCTTTCTTCGATCTCCGTGATACGCGCAGCCAATGTAACGCCCCACTTCTTGGAGAGCACGGTAACCGCTTGCCCCAGGTCGAAATCGACCTTATAGCGCAGGTTCCCGTGCGGATTGATCTCCGCATCAAAGGAATGCGCCATGGATAACTCCGACAGCCTGTTCTGGCCGCGATACAGGAGTACGGCAGGATACCCCGCGCCGAAATCCTCCTGCCGCAGGTCTTTGGCATCGACAAACACTTCCCGGCGTGCTTCCCCAGCGGTGTCAGCGATGGAGGCGAACATGCGTAACGCACCCTCGCCCTCTCCGCCAATGAGCGCGGTATTGGCGTAGTCTATGGCGCTTTGTGTATAGATCTGCGTTGTCAGGTTTTCGTACTCGCGGGAAAACACAGCCTGTGAAACCGCGCCGGTATATAGCGTGATCAATAAATCGCCTGTGGCTGGGTTGAAAACCGCCTTGATCCCCTGGTCAGAGGCATCGCAAAGCCCGGTAACGGTATCCAGAAGGTTTTTGTAGGATACCTGCGTGTTGACCGTTACGCCAAGGATGGGTGATGTGAACGCAATCCCGGCAATCTGCCGATTGCTGTCGCTGGGCGCAATCAGATGATTGTTGATAAGCTGTAAAGCACACGCGGATAAATCCCCGCTGAGCGTTTCCCTGCCCCAGATGATGCGCCGTGCCAGAAAGCTGGTCGCAAACCGCCCGCTGACCGTAATCGTTTCTTTATCTGACTGGTTCATTTCCAAATGCTCAATGATCCCGATTTCCTCATCATCGCTTTTCCAGAGCAGGTTACCCAACACCAAAAGGGCGATGTTGTCCAGAGTGGCGATGGCTTTCAGTTCAAAGGATCCACACTGAGAGTACCGACGCGTCCAGCGCAGGTACTCAAAGGATTCTACAACGCCGATTAGCTGGCGTGTGTTCCTATACACATACAGTTCCACACTACACCCCCAGAAACTTAGGCCGGTACAGGATGGTCACTTCAAGCAAATCCATGTTTTCAGTGGCGTTGTAGCGAAGCAGATTGCGCCTAGGTTCCAACTGCAGGAACACTGAACTGGTATCCAGCAGCGAAAAGGCGTTGCTTTCCGCCTGACCAAACACCCGCGTCACCCGTTTCCCCGCAAAGTGGGTGTACACATGGAGTTCCTCGCCAGATTCCATGACCGTGTTCAGGCGAAGCACGTCCCCGGTATCAAGGCTCATGAGTTCCGGGTTGGTTACGCTGCCAAGCGCCCGAAAGATGATATGGCACCCACAGGCTACATCGCCGATATTGTCGACCGTAATGATTTGACTGGGCTGACGGATCCCGAATTCCAGCCCGACTCCCGGTATCTCCAGCGGGAAGAATAACAATGGCGACCACATAGCCAGCTCCTCGCGAATCTCCTCCAGCGCCTCAAAGAAAGGCGACGGGCACAGAAGGCTGATAAAGAAATTAGGCGCGCGCTCACGTGATGACGCGGTGAATCCTGCTTCCTCCACGACACACTGGATCTGTCGGTTGTGGTAGACT